CGCGATCACTTAGCGCTTGGATCGGGCATCTGCATCCCTGCGAGATGCCCTCGGACGCGATTGAGCTCGGCGTCGACCTGGCCCGGGAGTGGCGGGGCGGTCACCCCCACGTTCGCGAGGTTTAGTCGCTTCCGCGTAAGTGCGCCTTTTGTGTTCTCCCAGAACGTGTTCACAGCGGTTACTGAGCGTTGGACCTCTCGGTTCCATGACTCGATTGCTTGACGTTGATTGTCGTTCATTGTTAGAGCTGGGTGCTTGTGGTTGAATGGGTGTTTCAGTATGTAAGCCTATGCCAACCACCTCTCCGTCCACCACAGCTAAGGTTTTTGCCTTAGCAATCGTGTCCAGAATTACAGGAAATTGATCTAAGCTAGTTGCTGAATGTATTTGTTTATCCATAGCAATGACCTCAGTCACGCTATAGCCCATAACCTTTGCAACACCCTCCAGGATTTCACTCCTGTCGTGTTGCGGCCAAGAATTTGAGCATTTGTGAATTTCTTCATGCGTTCCATTCTTGAACTTCAAACCCCCAACAATGTCAAGAACACGTCTGCAGTATGTGCCAATGATAGGTGTTAAGCTATCAGTTGACATGTAACCGTGTGCCCTGTTTGCTGCTGCTTGGTCGCGCGTCATCCCTTTGTTTCCAGAGAGATGGAGCTTTCCCAAAGTTCGAATCGGATCTTGAAATGATTCGTCACTAAGGAGCGGATTCACGAAGTAGCGCCCGCAGTAGTGGAGTGGCTCATTGTCTAAGACATAAACTGACTCCAGTTTCTGCCCTATGTCCTTTGCCACTTGTTCCAGTGCCTCTCCAAACTTTCCGTCATAGTTTGGAGTGTCACCATCGTCCCCTGTGTAGATCCCGAGTCTTTCGTAAGCCTCTTCGGGTGAGTAGCCCATGTTCCTGAGAGCGCAGTAGCAGTTGAAGCCATTCTTGAGTGTGTTAAAACTCGTGAGAGGGCTCCCACTTCTAGTGCCATCGCCAGCGTCGTATGATACTCCGTTGGCTGTCACAGCGTTTTTCTTGAAAACCTGTTTGTGTTGACTTTTGTAGTCAGCTCTATAATTCTCTCCCAGCCAAGCCAGTGCTATTGCTAGCGTGACTTGGGTCTGCAGAAAGAGGGAACAAGTGCCATCAAACCTTCCGTAGTCTGTCAGAACGCTCCCAAGTCCTATTGCCCTCCGAGCCAGTTCCCTGATTCGTCTGATAATATTCTTTGGTGACATCCCGACGCCATACCATTTGCACGTCTTCTTGAAGAAGTCGCCAAGTGGAATGGTATAACTGCTCATGTTGATAGTGAGCTCGGGTGACATCGTTGTGATGTTCCGTGGGTCCGATGCTACAGCGTATG